TAAGAATGGCGACAAAATTCGACAAAACAGAAATTGTTGAAATGATGACCGGATTTCAGCGGGAAAGCAACATTCCAGAATTAAGGGAATTGCACAATCCAGCGCATTGGGATCGACTGTTAGCTACGATCTTTGCTGGTGCTGGAGTGATATTTATTGAGCAAGGCAAAGGTCTGATTATGGGAATCATCGCACCTAACATTTGGTGTGACAAAACCTTGCAGCTTTACGAGTTGGCTTGGTATGTTAAGCCTGAATATCGTAATACATCCGTGGGTTACAAGTTGCTTAAACGATATATAGACTATGGTAACGATTTAAAACAGTCTGGTCGGATTAAATTTTTTACGATTGGCAAGATGCCTAGTTCTCCCGACTTAAAATACGAGCGTTTCGGTTTCAAAAAATTAGACGAAAACTGGATTCAATGATGCTAAAACTTGCCCTTTTGCTCCTGTCTGTCACTTATGCCGCTGATGCACTGGCTATTGGCACAACAATTGCTGTAAGTGTTTTAAGTCTAACTGCTGGAACTTTTGCCGCTACAGCGACAGCTTTTGTTGTCAACATGGCATTGTCATTTGTCATTAGCAAAGTTCTTACTCCTACAAACAACGCAGGAGCAGGAGCAACAACGCAAGATCAGGGCGTTCGAATCCAAGTACCTCCTGACCCAACACGCTCTATCCCTTTGGTATATGGCGATGCTTATATTGGCGGCAAGTTTGTAGACGCTGTTCTGACGACTGATGGCAGTACAATGTATTACGTCATGGCAATCAGCGGCATTAGCGATGACGGGCAATTTACGTTTGATAAGACTAAGTTTTACTATGGCGACAGACTTTGTACGTTTGACACGACATCGGCTGACACGTTTGAACGGGCTAGAGTTTTAGGGCTAACAGACGGCGCAGGAAACGTAGACACAAAGATTAGCGGCAAACTGTATATACATCTGTTCCGGTCAAATAGTAGCGGAGTAATCACAAACCTAGACATCAACGGTTCATCTGCTGGTGCTGCAACGCCACAAAACCTCATGTCTACCGCTAACGGAATCCCTGCTGGTCTGGAATGGGCGGCTAGTGGTAGGCAGATGAACAGCACAGCGTTTGCCATTATCAAGCTAGTCTATAGCCGTGATGCAGAGACAACGCAGCTTCAGCCAGTTACCTTTTACGCAAAACATTACTTGCGTGGCACTGGTGTAGCCAAGCCCGGAGACGTTTGGTACGACTACATGGTAAACCCAATCTACGGTGCAGCGGTAGACCCTGCTTATGTAGACTATGCGTCTGCGGTTGCCCTTAACATTTACTCAGATCAACTAATAGAGTTTAGGGATCAGGGTGGAACGCTTTACACACAGCCTCGCTATCGGATTAACGGTGTAATAGACACCAGCCAAAACATTTTGCAAAACGTCGACCAGATCATGACGGCGGCTGATTCTTGGATGACTTACCAAGAGACAAGCGGCAAATGGTCGGTGGTGATTAACAAGGCAGAATCGCCAGTATTTGCTTTTAACGACAGCAATATCATCGGTTCTATTACGGTTGGCGGGATTGATATTACCAACTCAATTAACCAGATTGAAGGTCGATTCCCTGACAACACGAACCGTGACCAGTTTAACTACGTCTTTATTGAGACCCCCGCTGGTTTGCTGTATCCGAATGAGCCAGTCAATAAAACAACAGTCAATTACGATCTGGTCAATAACTCGGTGCAAGCCTACTATCTGGCTAACCGTCTGTTGGAACAGGCAAGAGAAGACCTTAACCTAACCATCAACACCACTTACGAAGGCATCCAAATCAATGCTGGCGATGTAGTCAGCATGACAAACAGCTATTACGGCTGGAATGCCAAGCTATTTCGTGCAATGCAAGTGCGGGAAGTTTCGCTAGAAGATGGTAACTTGGGAGCGCAAATCCAGCTTGCCGAGTACAACAGTCAGGTATACGACAACTTTGACATCACCCAATTTAGTCCTGCACCTAATAGTGGCTTGGTTTCGGCTGGGTATTTCAGCGCATTGACCGCACCAACTGTTGTCAACATTAAAAATCCTGCGTCATTTCCTAGCTTCGGCGTACAGATCACCATTCCTACCACTGGTCGGGTGACAAATACAACACTGTTCTACACAACGGTTGCTGCGCCTACTGTTAATGATTGGCAAGTGCTAGATTCCCAAGCACTGATTAACAGCCAGCCTTTTGTCAATGGCAGTACGTTTATCTTTACCGATCTAAGCCTTCCTGCTGGAAACTACTACTTTGCGTACAAGGTCGGCAACGATGTCAGTCAATCGGCATTCTCACCGCTGTCTGCCATGTTTGCATGGAGTCCAAAGATTGCTGGTGCGGATACCTTTATCGCCAACTTTGACCCACCAAATTTCCTTGTTCCTTACAATGGTACACCAAATTTCACAGGGATTATTGCCAAGCTGTATGGTAACAATGCGTTAGGTTCTGTTGAATTTAGTCCTGCACAAACCGATTCTGACCCGTCATTTGTTGAAAATAGCTGGCGTATTGGCGGCAGTTCTACAACTGGCTACGGCGACATTACCAAGACAGGCATTACCATCGGCAACCCAACAGACATGGGGACAAATGCTGAGTTTCCGTTGCCAACAGCAATGGCAAGCAATCCAGCGTCTATGTCCGTACCTGTACGCTACAAAGATTCGTTAGGGGCAGTGTTCCAAGTCAATCCAAGCACAGTACAGTTTGCATGGGCTGAAAAAGGTGCGACAGGTCAAAAGACGGTAACAGTTGCGCTTTACCAATGGTCAACCACAACACCAGCTAATCCGACTGGCACATCCACCTATACTTGGGCGACGGTTCAGCTTTGGACTGCCAGCAAGGAATTGATTGTTGATGGCAACACTGTCACAACTACAGTAGATTGGACAACCGGAGTAACCGTAGCATCTGTTGGTCAGAATGGCGCAGCGGGTGTGCAGACCGCACAACCTACGGTATATCAATGGGCAATCACGATTCCATCCGGCCCAAGCGGAACAAGTACTTATACATGGTCAAGCGGCACATTTAGCCCAACGCCTTCTGGTTGGACAACTACTCCCGGTACATCTCCAAGCCCAGGCTATACGCTTTGGGGTGCTACTGTATCACTTGTGGCAAGTGCTACAGAAACAACCAGTACGATCAACTGGACAACGGCACAGATAACAGCACGGGGTTACGCAGGGGATGATGGTGCATCTGGGCAAACAGGATCCTCTGCTAGAGTTTGTTATTCCAAAACCACGCTATCTTCCTTAGCAAGCACTCCGGCTACTATCACCACAACTGGCAGCACATCTTTTCCTCCCAATGGATCATGGGGATCGGGTACGGTTTGGCAAGCAACGCCTCCTGCTATCGTGGCTGATGAGTCGCTATATCAATCTGACGGTATATACAATCCAGCTACAAACCAAACGGTATGGAATGTTCCTTACCTATCTTCGCTGAAAGTCGGTCAATTGTCGGCAATTACAGCTAACCTCGGACAAGTTACCGCAGGAAACATGACGATTGGCAATACCAGCCAAGGTTTGTACGTTAATAATCCGTCCTATCCTAACGCTGTTTATGTGTTCCAAAACAGTCAAACCATTTACGGGTTGAACGTAGTCAACGCATACAACACCAATAACGGTGGTGGTGCTGCTAGGTTTACATCTAGGTATGGTTTTACGGCTGACTTTGCTATTCAGGTAAACGCTGCCAATCCTAATGCATCATTAAAGAATTGTGCTATTGCGGCATCCGGCGCATCGGGTGGTGGTATTGCATATATTGGGGTTACTTCTGCTAACGGTGCTTTTGCGGGTTATGCGGCATCCGGCACATGGAGTCCGTTTACTGGTAGCCATGATGCACTGATTGAGATTGGCACGGTCATTGACGAGGGTGATATTGTCATAGACTCTGAAATCATCTCCACCAAAATCTGTGATTCTCTGACCGTTGTGCAAAAGTCTAGCACGGCTAATCAGCCCGGAGCATTGGGGGCATTTGTTAGCCAGCGTCCTCTTATGGCTGGTGTCCCTGCTGCGTTGATGGATAACGGAGAAATAACTGATCCTACCTATGTGGATACCTTGGCTGAAACTTACGACAATACTGTTATTAATGGCGTGGGTGAAGGTGCGGTAAATGTCTGCGGCGAAAACGGGGATATTAATATTGGAGACTTTATTGTCACATCTTCCATTCCCGGCAAAGGCATGAAACAAGCTGACAATGTTATGCGGTCTTATACAGTAGCAAAAGCTAGACAAGCGGTAACATTTAGCAGTCCAACTGAGGTTAAATTGGTTGCTTGCATATACCTTTGCGGCTAAAATCCTAAAAAACAAGACATAATCCGTGTTTCCGTTAGTGAATGGAAGCATTAACCGAGTAAGGGGCGATTATGGCAGTCTTTAATAAAGACTCGTTAACACAAGTTAGCGGGTTTGATAATCCAATTATTGCTGGGGAACTTGTATACAACCAGCGGACATATTGGAATCTTGCAATCAATAATTCTGATGGCACACCAGTCGATTTGACGGGTGCAATCATCGACGCACAAATCATTAGGCGAAAACTAAGTAATGTTAGGGATTCTCGTTACGGATTGACCTTTGACATTGCAGATTACACGCCAACACCATCACCCGTTCCATTGACTATTATGAACCGTATTAATGAAAGCGGTTTGTTTACATTGGTCATTGATTCAAACGCTTGGGGACTTATTGCTGCTGACCCTGATTTGGACATTGCCAACATTAACGGTGCAGGATTTTCTGGACGTATCAAAATCACATTTCCGGGAAATCTAAGCAATCCAGTTGAAGATAATATTATTTTCCTTCTTTTCCTAGTTCGCTCTGATGCAATTAATAACTAGGGGTTTTTATGGCAAAGTTAAATATCAAGGTGACTGACGGGAATAACTTGAAAGTACAAGTTACTCCTGTTCCGCAACAAACAATAAGTATTAGCCGTGGATTGGTTGGACCACCGGGACCAAACACCATCGGCGGCTATCCCATCAACATAAGCGATGCGAAAAGATACGATGTGCTGATGTTTGGCACAAATGAATGGGTCAATACGCCACAGACTGAAATCACTGACGGCGGCAACTTTTAAGGATTAAAAATGGCTAATACTATCCGAATCAAAAGACGGGCTGCTGGCGGTGGTGCTGGCGCACCGACTACACTGGAAAACGCTGAATTAGCGTTTAACGAACAGACTAATGTGCTGTATTACGGCACAGGCACAGGCGGCGTTGGCGGTTCTGCTACATCTGTCATCCCTATCGCTGGTGCTGGTGCATTTGTAGACACATCAACAAACCAAACGATTGATGGCGTTAAAACTTTTAACAACACTATCATTGGTTCTGTTAATGGTAACGCTGCCACTGCTACGGCTTTGGCAACTGGTCGGACGATTGCAATTACTGGCGACATTTCTTATACGTCTCCGGCTTTTGATGGTTCTTCCAATGTCACGGCTACTGGCACACTTGCAACAGTTAATAGCAATATTGGTACATTTACCAAAGTCACTGTTAATGAAAAAGGGCTTACGACTGCTGCATCACAAGCCAGCCTTTCTGACCTGACATCTCCAACTGGGGCTTATAGCTTCAACGGTCAATTGCTGAACAATTTGGCTGATCCTGTCGGCGCACAAGACGCTGCAACCAAATACTATGTTGATAGCGTTGCTCAGGGATTGGACGTTAAACAGTCTGTTGTTGCATCAACTACGACAGACATTACGTTATCTGGTACGCAAACAATCGACGGCGTTAGTGTCAATATTGGTGATCGTGTGTTGGTTAAAAATCAAACCGACCAATCTACAAACGGCATTTATGTTGTTGCATCTAGCGCATGGACAAGGGCTGACGACGCTAATACATGGCAAAAGTTGATTTCTGCTTTTGTATTTGTTGAATCTGGCAGCACGTTGTCAGATAGCGGCTGGGTCTGTACAGTTAATCCCGGCGGTACGCTTGGCGTAACTCCTGTTACTTTTGCTCAGTTTTCTGGTGCTGGCACATACACGGCTGGTACTGGACTGACACTTGCTGGCGGTCAATTTAGTATTACAAATACCGCTGTAACGGCTGGTTCGTATGGCTCTGCATCTTCTGTCGCTACGTTCACTGTTAACCAACAAGGTCAACTGACTGCCGCTGGTTCACAAGCGATTGCAATTGCTAACACACAAGTCAGCGGATTGGGTACGATGTCTACTCAAAACGCAAATACGGTTGCAATTACAGGCGGCTCAATTACAAACCTTGCCACTTTTGACGGAATTACTATCGACGGCGGCACGTTTTAATTAAGTTAGTCCTGCTACATAGCTTTAAAAGGATAGCCAAATGGCAAACAAAATTATTCTTAAACGTTCGTCTGTACCGTCTAAAGTTCCCTCACCTTCTGATCTGGAGGTGGGGGAAATTGCTGTTAACTTGGAAGATCAGCGGTTGTATTCCAAAAAAGCAGATGGCACGGTTATCCTAGTCGGCGATGGCGGTGGTGCTG